GCAACACCAATTTATACCAACGCAGGTATTGATAAACGTGGTGGTATGATTAGCTGTAATCTAACTCACTTAGAAGAAGATTCATTTGAAGGTATTGAAAACACGCTTACAAAGATTGCTGCTGCGTCTAAAGAAGGTTCTGGTATTGGAATGCTTATTGACCCGTTAAGAAGCAAAGAAAGTGTAGTAGAATCGTTCCAAGGCAATGCTGGTGGTGTGATTAGATTAGCTGACATGGTTCAATCAAAAATGAGATTCTATAAGCAAGGTTCTCGTTCTGGAAGTTGCGCTTTGTATCTTTCAGTATGGCACAAAGACATTTTTGATTTCTTAGAATTGACATTGCCTATTGGTGATGAACAATTAAGAACTCGTGATTTGTTCACTGCTGTTATCATTAACGACCTTTTTATGAAGAAATTAGAGTCAGGTGAAGATTGGTATACATTCTGCCCTAATGACCTTAAAAAAGCTGGTTTAAAGCCGTTATATGACCTTTGGGGTGCTGAGTTTGATGCTGAGTATGAAAAGGCTGTTGAAATGGGTCTAGGTAAGAAGGTAAATGCCAAAGAAATTTTTGACTCTATTGTAAAATCACAAGTTGAAAGCGGTAGACCATACGTCATGTTCAAAGATAATGCGAACAAACGCAACATGCAAGACAATATCGGCCCTATCAAACAATCAAACTTGTGTATCGAGGTGTTCCAAGCTTCAAAACCTAACTATACCCCACAATGTACTTTAGGTTCAATCAATTTGGCTGAACACGGTGGGCTTAAATCTATCGATAAAGCTACCAGAGTTTTGGTTAGAGGGTTGAATGAAGTTATCAGCAAGAACAAATGGAGCGATGATTGGAGTTCAAGTGCTGGTTTGGACCAAAGAGCTTTGGCTATTGGTGTAGCTGGTTTGGCCGACTTTTTTGCTAAAAAGAAAATTTCTTTTGAAAGTGAAGAAGCTAGAAAATGGAACAACGATATTTTTGAAACCATGTATAAAGCAGCTGTTGACGAATCAATGAAGATGGCTGAAGAAAAGGGTGAAAATTATCCATCATGGGAAGGTAGCCGTTATTCTAGAGGTGAAACTTATATTGAAGGATGGTCACCAAGACCAGAAGGTGAACCAATCCCACTTTATAATAGCTTATTCTTGGGTCTTATGCCTACAGCATCTTCAGCTATTTTATTGGGTGTGTTCGAATCTTTTGAACCAGTAACTTCAAACCTATTTACTAGACGTGTAGGTCAAGGTGAATTCTTGATTGTAAACAAATATCTTGTAAACGAGTTGATGGAATTGGAGCTTTGGGATTCAGAAATGATTGACAAAGTAATCAAAAACAAGGGTAGTGTTCAAAATATTGTTGAAATCCCTGAAGAAATACGTTTCAGATACAAAGATGTTTGGGAAATTTCACAAAGAACATTATTGGATTTGTCTATTATTAGAAACAAGTATGTTGACCAATCACAATCGTTGAATGTTTACCATGCTGATGCCAAATACGCTAAGATTGCAAGTGCTCTTATGTATGCTTGGAAAGGTGGGTTAAAAACTGGAGTTTATTACACCAGAACCAAATCTAAGCTAGAAACTAATACAAAATTGGCTTCAAATCAAGTTTCGGTGTTGCCACCAAAACCTAAAGATAGTCAATTTGAATGTTTTGGCTGTAGTAGCTAAAATTAATAAAACCAATAAAAAGGGCCTCAAAAGGGCCCTTTTTTATTTGTTTATTTACTTACAAAAATGTTTTACTATTATATTTATGTAAAAACGACACTATGGCGAACGGTAAATACATCAACATTAATTACCCTTTTAAAGACAGCGGTAAAGGATTTTTCTTAGATTTGAATGAAGATGATTCATCAGCTATAAAAGCTGACCTTATGCATTTAATTTTGACAATCAGAGGTCAAAGATTATACAACCCTAATTTTGGGACTAATTTACTTAGGTATATATTTGAACCTGAAGATAACTTTACTCTAAGTCAAATTCAAGAAGAAATTAAATCTTCTGTAAAAATGTATATACCAAACTTAGATATAACTAATTTTACTGTCGAACAGTCAACTGAAAGTGAATATGCCGCTGTTGTGACGTTAAATTATACAATAACAGATGGTGTTTTTGTTACATCAGACTTTGTAATCATAAATATATAATATGGCAAATCAAGGAATTAATTACACTTCACGTAATTTCGCTGACATAAGAACTGACCTTGTTAACATGGTCAAAAAATATTATCCAGACATTTTTAATGACTTTAATGACGCATCTGTAGGTATGATGCTTTTGGAATTGAATGCTGCGGTTGGGGACATGTTGTCTTTCAATACAGATAGAATGTTCCAAGAAACACAAATAGATTATGCACAACAAAGAAGTTCTGTTTTATCTATGGCCAGAACCTTTGGTCTTAAAATACCAGGAAAACGCCCAAGCGTTACAATCGTAGACTTTTCAGTTACAGTACCACCATTTGGTGATAGTTTTGATGTAACTTACTGTCCATTGATTGCCGCTGGTTCTCAAGTATCTGGTGCTGGTAAAATATTTGAAACAAAATATGACATTGATTTCAGTGACCCATTTACAGTAGGCGGTATTCCGAATAGATTAGTCATACCTAATTTTGATGCTAATAATAACCTTACTAACTATACCATTGTAAAACGTGAAATGGTTATTAACGGTTATTCTAAAATTTTACAAAGAGCTATAACAGCTAATGATGTTGTACCTTTTTTCCAAATTATATTACCAGATAGTGATGTAATTGCTATTGAATCAATCATTGCACTACCAGGTATTAATTATACAAGAAATCCAGACCCATCTCAGTTTTTAGACCCTGATTTAAAATGGTATGAAATGGATGCCTTGGCTGAAAGTGAAGTTTTTATTACTGATAACTTTACTATTAGTGATAACGCTGGTATAAAACCAGGAAAATGGGTTAAAACAACTAGAAAATTTATTCGTGAATATACTGATTTAGGGTTTACCAAATTAATCTTTGGTAGCGGCAGTCAAGACGTTAGTAGCTTGTGTGATTTTAATGTTAACCCAGCATTGGTAAATCAAATTGGTGATTTTATCAATAATATGTCATTGGGTGAAACACCTACTGCTAATACTACCATGTTTGTTAAATATAGAGTTGGTGGTGGTGCTGATACAAACTTAGGTACTGGTATTATAAACGGTCTTGGCCTTTTGAATATAACAGTTAACGGTGCCAATGCTTCAATAAATAATGCTGTTAAAGCTTCTTTAACTGTTAACAATCCATTACCAGCTTTAGGTGGTAAGGATGAACCTAGTGTTGAAGAAATCAGAAATTTGGTTAGATATAATTTTGCATCTCAAAATAGATGTGTAACTGTAAAGGACTATCAATCAAGAATTGCGTTGATGCCTGGTGAATTTGGTGTGCCATTTAGATGTGGTGTTTTTGAAGAACAAAACAAAATTCAAATTTATACTTTGGGATTGGATTCAAACGGTAAACTAGATAATACGTCTACAAGTACATTAAGAAACAATATTGCTAATTATTTATCTGATTACAGGATGATAAATGATTATGTTTTTGTTACAAATGGTAGAATAATAAATTTATCATTTGAAATTGATTTGTATATTGATAAAAAAATACCACAATCACAAATTGCTGCGCAAGTAATTAATTCCGTTCAAAGCTATATGGATATAAACAATTTCCAAATGGGTGAAAACGTATACTTGTCAAATCTTGTTGAAACAATAAATAATGTTGCTGGTGTTTTAAACGTTATTGACCTTAGAGTTTACAATAATGTTGGTAATGGTTATAGCGTTAATGAAATTTCACAACCATATTTGGATGCAACAACTAGACAAGTTGATATTTCTTTTGATTACACACTTTATGGTGACCCAATAAGTATGTTTGAAATAAAATATCCTAATACAGATATTAAAATTAGAGTTAAGGGATAAGGTTTCCTTATCCCAATAAAATGGCTATATTTGTAAAAATAATGCTTTAAAAAATGTTATAAAATGAGTTGTAATTGTAAAAATGGTGCTGGTGCCATGGGAGAAATGGTTAATGATTTACCTAATAAGTCTAGCAATAATGTGTTCAAATACGTAACCAAGTCGATAGTTTTTTTAATTTCTTTGATTTTTTTACCGATAATCGTTGTTTTTTCTGTTTGGCTTTTATTCAAAACAATTGTATTAAACTCAAGCATAGACATGAAACCAATGTTAATGTCTATTATTAAAAATTTTAACACAAAAATTGATGATGAAGAGGATGAAGAATTGGATGATGAAGAATTTTTTTCGTTAACTGAAGATGATGTTATTCTTTTAGATGCTGAAGATATAACTAATAAATAATTTATATTTTATGTCAAATACAATAAGAATAAGAACAACACCAAATGGTAGTGATAGATACTTAAAAGTTAAAATAGACCAAGATTTTGATTTTATTGAAATATTATCATTAAAACTAACACAAGAAGACGCATACAGAAAGTTTTGTTCTGATTATGGGACTATTGTTGGTAGAGTTATTGTTAATAGTGGTTTTGGTGTGCCTAATGCAAAAGTAAGCGTTTTTATACCTATAGATGATATTGATAAAAACGACCCATTAATTAAAGGGTTATACCCATATGAATTAGTTACAGATAAAAATTCTGACGGTGTTAGATATAACTTATTATCAAAAGAATTTGAGACCAACAATGACTGTTATACACCAGTTGGTACCTTCCCAAGCAAGCGTGAAATATTAGATAACGATACCATGATGGAAGTATATTGTAAGTATTATAAATTTACAACTACAACTAACCATGCTGGTGATTTTATGATTTTTGGGGTCCCAGTTGGAAATCACGTTATACATGTAGATGCTGATTTATCAGACATTGATTTTTTATCTCAGAGACCTTACGACATGATAAGACAAGGTGCGTCTGAAAAAACTTTTTATAGTTCTACAAAATTTAAAGAGGGTACAAACTTAGATAAATTACCTCAAATAAAAACTTCAAATGTTGGTGTAAACGTTCAACCATTTTGGGGTGACCCAGACAATTGTGAAATTGGTATTACAAGAGTTGATATTGACCTTAACTACAATGTAGAACCAAATGCTATTTTTATGGGTAGTATATTCGGTGACCAAGATAAAGATAGCGTTAATAAAAATTGTAGACCTAGAAGAAAATTAGGTGAATTGTGTTCACAAATCGCTACCGAAGGTACAGTTGAAATGATTAGAAAAACTGTTGATGGCACAATTGAACAATTTGACGTTGAAGGTGGTTATGTCATTGATGAAGACGGGACTTGGGCCTATCAAGTACCTATGAACTTGGATTACGTTGTTACATCAGAAGAAGGTGAACTGATACCGTCAAATGACTCAAACGTAGGTATACCAACCAAAGCCAGTGTTAGATTTAGAATAGGAATGGGTATAACTGGTAACGAAGGCAGGTTAAGAACTAGAGCCAAATATTTGGTACCAAATAATCCGAACAATTATGGTGAAATAGATTATACTTTTGATTCTAGAACAAAAGATACTAGTTTTAAAGATTTGTATTGGAATAAAATATACACCGTTTCTAATTTCATAGCTAGATATCAAAGAAATTCAAATGTAAACAATAGAGCGTTTACTGGTATAAAAGATGTTGAAGCGTGTGTTGGTGATAAAACTCCATTCCCATATAACAGAGTGGATACAAATCTGAATCCAATATTTACATATTTTTGTTTTTTCATTTTATTGTTTGCTTCATTGGTTTGGTATATAAATATTTATGTAATTTTTGGTATTAATCTTATAATTAATGCTTTAAACGTAGTTATTGGTGCCATCAACTCAATACTTAATTTAATTCCTGGGTTAGATGACCCAATAAATGAAGTACCTTACGTTGGTTGTATAACTATAAAATGCGCTGATGAAGTTTATGCTCCTGGATGTTATGAAGGGTGTGATTTATGTCATGGATGGACAGCTGCCGCTGCTAATGGAAATACTCCTAATTATTATCCTGGTGATGGAATACATACTGGATTACCACCAGATATTGGTGTTGGTTTAGGTGATTGTGTTTCATTTCAATTAGCTCAAAGTTTAAACATGTATAAATTTGATTTTTATAATGATTGGGTTAATGGTTCATTATATAGTTTTCTTTTAAAGTACAAAAAGAAAAAGAAAGGTAAGGAAAAATTTTGCGAATTTGATTGTGATGATTTTAGTGGGGACCCAAATTTCTCTGGTGTTGGTAATGATTGTAACAATGCACATTTATTAGACACATGTGTTGATTTAAATAATGGGAATCTAAATCAATCTTCGTCATTATCAACCTCTTTAAGAGAAGGGTTAATCAAAAAGTTTGAAGGTGAATTATATTACGCTGCTACAACACATAATGTAGTAAACAAATTATTCGCAACCGATTTAGTTTGTTTAGGTTCTGTTTTTGAATGTGATTGGCAAGGATTTCCTATGTTACAACCGTATCTTATGGCGACATCATTCAATTTACCACCAGATGTCTCAGATTCATACGTTGACCCAACTACGAATATAACATACATATCTGAAAGCGGAATGATAGGTGCTGGTGGAACAAGTGACGGTTTATTCTTTAATATAAATTGTTTAGGTTTGTTTGTAACTGCCAATCAATGTTTGAACATTAGACATGCATGTGAAATATATGTTGATAATGACGAATTATACGAACAAAATGGTGTTTTTTATGACGCTGATGAAACATTGGGTTCACATGATATTTCTGAAATAGGTAGAACTTTTAGAGATAGTTTTACGGTTTTGAATAGTGGCACTTCTTCTAGTAATTTTTATTCATTACCATCTAACATTAACACTGATTTTAACATTAACAATACACAAAATGACTACATATATACGTCATCTAGTAGCAATGGAATTGATTATCTAAAATTTAGAGGTTATTATAACTCTTCAGCTTCAGTCTTTTTACAACCAAAACACTCATATTATTTTTATTTTGGTACAATACCAGGTAAAACAGCTCTAGACAAAATGAATGCTAGATATTTTACTGTATGTAAACCAAAAGTAAAAAAACAAATGGCGATAAACATAACAACAAATCCAGATTCAACAAATAGTGGTGTTGGTTCTGCTGAATTCACAGTTTTAGGTGGTTTTGGTCCTTACACTTATACCGTAACTGGGCCGAATAGCTACAATGTTCAAGGTGGTGTATCTGTTACTCCACCAGTTGTCGACTTAACTGGGTTATTTCAAGGTCAATATACCGTTACCATTGTAGATTCAACAGGTTTAGCTGAAACAACTACCTTTAACGTGAGTGGTCCTACACCGCTTTATTGTAATGTTGCAGTATCACAAAACTCTAGTAGTACGGCATCACCAGATGGTGCTATCACTGTTTATGGTGTTGGTGGTGGTTTAGCGCCATATACTTACGAACTTAAAACTTACAATGGTGATGTTCTTCAAAGTGGAACTTTGATTGCACCGTTAACTATAAATGGTTTAATGGCAGAAGTAAATTATGGTTATATCATGACGATAACAGATTCTGCTGGTGTTATGTGTGAAACAAACGGTCTTATCATTTCTGGACCAACAGTTTTAAATGTTAGACATTCACAACCAACAAAAAATGTAACATGTTATGGGGGTAATGATGGCCAAATACATATAGGTATTAGTGGCGGTATGGCACCTTATACTATTTACACTACTGGACCAAATAGCTATACCAATCAAGGACAAACAGATTTACTAGGTTTAGTTGCTGGAACATATTACACAACGGTTGTTGATGCCGCTGGTTCAAATCACATTCTAACAACAACAGTTAGCACTACAAACCCTCAATTGGTTATTAGTTTAGCCTCTGCTGGTGAAATGGCTAAGCAATGTAACTCTCAAATATATACGATACCTTTTTATGTTTTAGCTGGTTTAACAAATGGAAATACTGCATATGTACGATACAGTATAGATAATGGCCCATGGATACAAGCCGACCAAACTTATACAAATTCAACAACTCCGCTTACAATTACGTTAGCAAAGTCTTTGTTGTTAAATGCGACTTCTGTTAAAATTAAATTCAGCAATACATCAACTTTAGATTGTTACAGCAATGAAATTACAGTTAATAAAACTCAAATTGCTTTGCCAACATCTAATTTAACTGCTAGTATAAACACATTAATTTTTGGACCTCCGTTTACTCATAACATTACAGTTTCTGGTGGTATAGCTGGTTCACCTGTTGCATTTACATCTACTAGCAATGCTACATTTACAAATTCAGGTTCTTACTATACTGGAATAGTAATAAATAATCAATCAATAATAACCGAAACGATAACAGACGGTGTTGGTTGTACCGTGACAACAACAGGATAAAATGAATACAATAAGAACACAACAAATACTTAAAGGTGATGTTTCAAAAACATCTGTAAACACCGATACATTTTTGAAAATTAATATCGATGGTGAAGAGCGATTACTTCCACCAGACCAAATTAATAAAATCATAAATGCTGGTGATAGGTTTGATGTTGAAAGACAAAGAAGTCCTTTTTATAGAATTATTGGTACAATAAACCCTGTAATTAGCAATCCGTTGTTTAATTTGGATGATACTCTTTTTGTTGATAAATTTACATGGAAAGGTTTTAATTACAAAGACCAATCCACCAACAAATACAGATTTAATAGTTCTTTGTTCACTCAAAATATTGTTGATTATTTAAAAGAAAGCGAAGGTTGGTTTGGTTATTACAACCCTGATGTACAAAGCCAAGGATTGTGTCAATTTTTTGATATGGAACCAAGTAGAAAACGTTTTAGTTTTACTGTTGACTACAATCCATTTCATGGTGAAAATTATGCAACCGATAAAAATTGGGAATTGACGATTACTTATCCGTATTCAACAGATACAACACATAACATGGTTAATGGTGGTCTTTTGATTATAGACTCTATGTTAGCTACTGTGTCTAGTAGAGCGATGACCGCATTTGGTGTTGCTTGTAGACATAATTTAAACATTGGTGATATAGTAAAAATAAGTGGAACTACAGGATATGATGGTGAACATGTTGTTATTAGAACAGGGTTAGATAATGGAGATTTAAAAGAATATTATTTTGTCTTAGATTTACAACCAATCGGTAATTTATCTTTTAACTCACGAATGGTTAAAACTTTTGGTGGTGTTGATTCTGTTTATTACTTTAGAAAATTCAGAAAAGTAAAAACTAGAAATACAGCTGTTATTGAACAAGATGATTACGAAGTATATAATCTTGCCTTTAGTCAAAATAAATTTACTGATAAAGTTCAACAATTTGTATTTAATGAAGACATAAATGTTAGTGGTTTAACCGATAATTTAGGTAGACCAATAAGTGAATTATATTTGACAATAGTTAAAACTGATAGCAATGGTTTGTTCACTAATGTTTCATCTGGTATTGAATCACCTTATATTTCAATATTAAACACTAGCCAAACCAACCAATATCTTTTATCTTTACCGATTATTCATAAAATACATAATGGCGGTACTCTACCATTTATATCACATAGACCATTAGAAACAAACGTTAATATAAATTCACCAGTAGATTATTTGGGTTATTCGCATCAAGATGAGTTTTATGGTGATTTGGTTGAATACAATCAAAATGAATTGAAAGAAATCGTTTTAGCGGATGTTCACCATAGATTTAACACTATTAATAGGGAAACAAACCCTACGTTGACATATATTGTTAGCGAAGGAAGTGTTTTAGATGGGACACAAGATGTGACTAATACAATAAACTTGGGTCCTAGACAAGAAGGGTATTATTATAAAGCTCATCATTTAATAAAGATTAGAGAGTTTTCTAATTACATAGAACAAGGTGACCAATACACTGTCGGCATACCAAATTATGCCGTAAGTTTAAACGATGGTAGATATTTATGGAGAGATTTATTGGATATTGGTTTTACCCAAACTGGTGAAAATGTCTTGAATTATCCGTTTTTAAATGGTTGTCATTATATGTATGATAATTATTGCTTTATGGTTAAACGTCAAGACCCATTTGATTTTTGGGGGTTGTATTATTCACAATACCCAGCTGACCCATTGGGCGAGTCAATGACCGATAAATTTATTATTAAATCAGCTGACGATGTTTGTTAACAAATACCAATTCAATATCAACTCTTTTTCAAGTAATTCAACAGAAATGTTGATTAATATTCCTATAACCATGAATTTTCAAATGGTTGACCAATCAGAATTGATTGACAGAGTATTTGTTGATGTTGAAACAGAAAAAGGGATAAACCCTATTATTGACTATGAAAAAGTTAGGTTTTTACCGTTTAATAATGAAGGCGTTATTAAAAAAATAATTTACCAAGTCAATTTAATCAACGGTTCAACATATGCAGATGCTGGATTTACGGATGATGAAATAAAATACGGGTACGAATCTTTTAATAAAACATTTTTGAATTTAGATTTTTACGATTCTGATAATCCATTGACTCAAAATTTAATTTCAAATGTTACTTTATATTCAGAATTAAAAACCAATGATTTGGTGCCATTAGGTACTGTTGGTGCTATTCCTGGTCAGCCAAAACCTGCAAATCAGATACCAATAATGTATGTTTTAGAAAATCCTATTATATCTTTAAAAAGTTTCTCTGAAGGGTATCATTTATATGATTATAAAGATGAATTAAATATAGGTGATGTAAAATACTTGTATATGAGAGCTTCTTTTAAAAATGCTAAATTAGGGACTAGTACGAATATGATGGTTAAAAACACACCTTTACCTATTGATATTTTAATCCACGAATTGTACACTAGATATAAATTAACTAGGACTAGTAGTGGGTATTACTATGAAATAGATGAAACTTATCAAGGTAATAGTAGTAATACTGGCGCTAACAATGTTACATGTACCCATAATGTTGCTAATAACATGGTAACAGTTAACCTATATCAAATAATTTCGTTATAATGGAAGTGTTTAAGAGAAAAATATTATTAGAAAATAGTATTGACAGGTCTTATAATAGTAAAACTTGGGGTACTTTAACCGCTGATACGTTTTACATCAACGTTTTTTTAACGCAAAACATTGATGACATGGGTATGTTCACTGAAATTGAGTATTTTTCGGCTGATACAACAAATCCAACGCCTGTAGACTATACTATTTTGGTTAATAAATTGTCACAAAGTGGCTACACCTTTCCTTTTATGACCACTCCGTCAATTTATATTAATAGTGGATTGACAAAAACTGAAGAATTTACCCTTAGATTGCCATCAAAAAGCGAATCTGGCTATTATAATTACCAATTTTCAGTAGTAACTGGTTCAACAGATAGTAAAATTGATGATTTGAGGTCTTATAATAGTCAAAACCTATATCAACCAGGTTTTAACATCAATACCGAAACATATACAAACTACATTGGGTCATTAATTGATGGGGTTAGTAGAATTAGTCAGTATGGTAGTGTATCAAAATATGTTTTTGATGCTGAAGATGACCAAAATTTAGGTACCAACAACCAAAATACTGGTTTGTTATATACTGATTATAGTGGTATAACTAGAAATGTTACTGTAAATGGTCGAAATACAGTCATACCACGTACTGATGTTAGATATATAGGTGAAGGTAGAAACCAAACAAATACGTCATTATCTGCTATTACAAAAGAAGAGTACTTATTTGGTATAATTTCTAAACCAGAAGTTAAAAATGATGTATTTATAGACAGAGGTATAACTAGCGTTATGGACACCCATTTAAGACTTTCAGAAATTAAAAATATTGGAAGTTTAACCAAATATGGTAATGGTTTTTATAATGTTGTTAAACAATAAAATGGACTTTGAAAAAAACTTAGTTAAATTAATAAAAACTAAAAAAATATGGCAACAGGAACATACGGGATAGTAAGACCAGCTGATATAACACCAGATGATGTGGAAATTTTTTACCATTACACGCCATCTAGAGGTGAAGTAGGTAATACATCATTACTGAAATTGAATTCAAGTGATGTCTTGATTAAAATGGATAACCCAAATAAATCTCAATCTAATATAGTTGGGCCTGAGTTATTTGGTGGTATGTATACGTTAAAATTACCAGCAACTTCTTTTGGTGCTAAGGGGTTTTATACGATAATCATAAAACCTGTTGAAATTCGTACTAAAATAGTTGATGTTGGGGTTTTGTCAGCGTATCCAGACACATTCGGTTTGTTGTTTGATTTGTCTTCAATACCTCAAAACTTCCTAACTAGATTTGAAAATAACGGTTTGGTTGGTTACAGAATAGAATATTTGAATAATACAGCGACAACAAATGATGCTAAGGTCAATAATTTTTTCAGAATTATAACATCTAACAATAGAGCTGAACCAGTAAATCAAAATTTAACAAATAGTAACCAAAAAGCTATTCGTTATCGTTTTAATGATAATTCAACCCTAACATTTTGTACTGTTTCACCTTCATCAGCATCAAACGTGAAACCAAATGCGACACCGTTTATTGGTCAACCTAACCAACAGGTTATCATAACCAATACATTCTTCAATCCAATAATGATTGAAGTAGAAATGGTTCAACATGACATTGAAACACTTGCGTTTGCTATGTTTGGTAATCAAACAAAATCTATTGAAGATGGTATTTACACTATTTACAACTTCAATAATGAAATTTACAAGCAATACGACTTATATGAAATCAAAGATAGATTTACTGGTAAACCATTGTTTGAAGTTAGAGAACAAAGAACATCTATTGATTTTGATAAAACATTTACAACTATTACAACAGTATAATAAAAAATGAGTGATAAGATAAAAGTAGCTGGTTATGCGCAAAAGATTCAATACATTGACGGTATTGAATACACACCGTTTTCACCAGATTTGGTAGGATTTCAATTGGCTTCAAATGGAGGTACCCCATTATTTACGATGGGTAATTTCTATGTTACGACCAATCTTGAACCTAAACTAGACAAGTACTTTAATAGTGCTAAGTTTTCTGGTTTTATGACATTACAAGATTTGAAGGTGTCTTTAACGGAATCAACTGCTTTATTGTCAAACAATGCTGGCGTTTATTTAAATTTAGATAAATCTAATTTAAATTATTATGCTTTATTTGGTTCATTAAGCGAATTCATTAGAGTATCATTAGAAGATATAATAATAAATTGGCCAGCTTCTTTATATTTGTACCCAGTTAGAAGCGATGCTGCTGGTACAACATATACTGGTTATACTGTACAAAATTACACATACGATAATTTAAATCAAGTTAGTACCTTTGCTGTTGATACAAATTTCATAATTAACAATTTTGAAATAAATTATACAACTAACGGTAATATAATTGATAGTTTCAGTACAACAAATAGTTTGAGAAATTTAACAATAAACTACGCATCTTATGCTATATTGTATAATGATGTTGAATATCCTATTTTAAATTTCACGGCATCAACAAATCAAAAAAATGATTACATTTATTTTAAAGTCAATGGCAACCCTTTTCCTAATTTAACAAACGGAATACCAATTTACCATATAAAACCAAAGAAAATTAAAGAAGAACAGTTTTATAATAGTTTGCCAGATTTTGAAGCGTATTTATTAAATCGTCACGTATCACCGAAATATACTGCAACATTCAGGTATCCAATAAAAACTGATACTGGTATAATATTATACGTTACCAATTCAGTAACTTGGCCAGTATCAGATGGTTATAATATAGATTTTGACACTGATAATTACGCTTTATATGCTTCACAATTATTAGATATTGCTAATTCTAATGACTTGTTTTCAAGTAATTTGATGAATAGATTTTTGGTTTCAGAATCGATATCATCATTTGACACAACACCTGTGCATTTATCTGACTTGGACCAAGACACATCTGGTGGTAAAGTAAATAAAACTTTACAAATTTATGGTGTTGAATTTGACGAATTGAATCAATTTATTTTGGGCATTCAATTTTCAAATGTTGTTACGTATGATAAACAAGATAACACGCCAGACATTTACCTTAAAAACCTAGCAAGAGTTTTAGGTTGGGAATTGGTTTCATCGGTTTTTGACAATGACTTATTATCAACATATGTTACAAGTTCACAATCTACATATTCAGGTATGTCAGTTGGTTTGACAGCTGTTGATGCAGATATTGAACTTTGGAGACGAATAATTTTGAACTCACCATGGATTTGGAAATCTAAAGGTACTAGAAAAGCTATAGAATTCTTTTTAAGATTTATAGGTGTACCACAAGGATTGGTCAAATTTAATGAATACATTTACAAAGCCAACGGGCCAATAAATGTTGATTTATTTAAAAAAATATTGGAATTACAAGGGTTAAACACTGATTTATCAGCTTACCCTATTGATTCTGAAGGTTATCCTAGACCGCTAAAAGATACTGACAATATGTATTTCCAAGGTAACGGTTTATGGTATAGAGAAACTGGCGGTAGTGGTTCAACAATTGATATTTTAGGTGGTAACAATCCACACGTTGGGCCTTATGATGGTGGTAACAAATATTTAAATCAATTTAGAGAGTTAATCGATAATTTTTCTGCTGTAACTATTAGTTCTGTAACAGTAACAACTGATGCTTTAAATCTTTACACGAATTATGATGACGGAAGTTTTAATGTGTCAACAGCGACAACCGTAGACACTGTTCAAATTACAACTGCAAATGGTGTTGATTTTAGCGATTGTGTAGTTTTCAGACCATCTATTGATAATGACCCTAACCCTAAAACAGTATATAATGACTGTGGTTGTGTTGATGCAAAAGATGATAAAATTTTGAGTATTTGTATTGAAAAGAAAGAAAGTACAATATCATCTCAGTGCGGTGAAGATTTATCAAACTATATTGATAATACTGAATTGGGTATTTATGAATTTTCTTTTAATCAATACGATGTTAATGGTCAAGTTTTCACAGATAGCAATGGTAACCCAGTTTTAAACACAACACCTTACGTACCTCAAGAATGTTGTAAATTTATTGGAGGTTCACCTTTTTTATATACTGATATTTCAGAAGGAACTGTTGTGAATAGCGGTTATATATGTTGCGATACAACAGCTAGTTGTGGATGTATTATTGCATGTGGTTGGATGGTAGATTTGTCAACAATAGCTCTACCTGCTTTAACTTCAACATATAGCGGCCCTCAATCAACTTACTTACAATTTACTAAACCAGACGGCACATCATCTATTGTAACGCCAGATGGTTGTAATTGTATACCGAATTATTCGATTGCAGTACCTGATGTTTTTGACCCGTATACTGGTCAATTTGGTTACGGTTGTCAATTAACCGCTGAAGGTATTAATGATTTACAAAATGGTACGTCTAGTGCTATTTATAGTTATTACCTAGAAAGGGTTCAAAATCAAACATCTTGTTTCCCTGTGGGTCATAACAATGTTACGGCAAATAATATTATCCTTTCTAATGGAAGTAAATTATAAGAAAATAAATATTTATAAGTAAAATGGGAGTTTGTTTAGATAAAAGCACTATCACTAGTCAAGGTCAGTTGAATTACAACCAAGACGGTACTATTTCTGTGTTCATGCCATCGAATGGTGTGTTGGCTCCTGTTATTTTAAATCAACAATGTTGTTTGGCTATAGACAATACATTTGTTTGGGATGCAAACACCCAAAAATGTTTATGGTCTGAAAACAAATCATGTAGTATTGAAAATGCGTTTAATATAACACTTAACCCTAACGGTAATGATGGTGTTATTTTTACACAAGAACAAGATAAAATCTGCTCAATTAAAATTGATTTTGATTTTTTACTAAAAATAAAATGTGAAACATTAAACAATTTATTGATTAATTCTCAATTACCAGTTGGTGTTTCACCTAATGATTTTATTTCTTCACAAATTGCTGAAATACAATCTTTGATTGACACACAAACAGTAAATTGTGAATATATTACCGAGCAAATTGCTTTTGTAGAAGAGCAAATTGCTTTAACTAATTATTCGGTACCTTATCAAACAACGGTGTTGCCTGGTAAAACGTTAATTAAAACTACACCTACAACAACCAATACGTCAAATTTTTCAAACACTGGTTTTCCATCTGCATCACCAGTTATAGCTGCTAAATTAACCCCTCAAACACCACCATTGGGTCAAAGCGTACCATCTGTTGGTGAGGTGACATTATATTGTATTACACAACCTGATGGATTAAATGCTTGGGCTAATATTTTAGGACCTGTTAATTATCAATTGTTTTTAAATGGTGACCCAACATCTTTTACACAAGAAGATGTGCAAACATTACTTAGTTTACAAACAGCAAATGGTCCTACGCTTATATTTGAATGTGAAACACCTTTTGGTACGTTAACTAATTTACTAAATCAATTAGATGCTTTAATAGTTGAACAAACAAATTGTCAAACAGAATTGGCTTCTCTTAATGCTGAATTGAACAATTTAATATCTCAACAAACTTCATTGTCTCTGTCTGGTTGTGCTATACCTATCAATATGTTGGAAACCATTGACGTTTCAATGTCGTTGAATGTTTTACCTAGCACTGGTGGTACTGTCTCTGTATATGAAGATACAACAGTATTTCCTGCAATAGGTTATGGTATGTTATATGATTATTTAACAAATATTTCTAATAACACAAACTTAGCTAGCGGATTTTACATTACTAACAATAATAGTACTCCGTTATTAATCGATGGAACAAACGATTCAACATGTTCAACGGTTTTAGATTCATTGTTACAAAGTTTGTATAGTGAAACACCAGCTAATTTGTTTAATTCTTATAATGATTTTGTGGCTAGTTTACCTAACCATTCATTTGCGTCAGATTGGTTACACCACACCGTAGTTGTTGACGACCAAAATATTATAAGTGCTATTACTAATCAAAAAATTACAATATCTTTAAATTTAAACCATACTTGTGGTGATGTATGTATTTTATTGGATAATGTTAAATTAGACCGTGAATGTTCTTCTGTTAGTAAAACAAATTTATTTGTCACACAATCACCAGGTTTTGAGCTTGAAAAAATTCGTGACAATAAAAAATCATGGTTAAAAAGCACTAGCTATCAAGAAAGACCTTTTGATTTAAGAAATACTGACGACACAAATCCAATTCGTATAACCAATTATGATGTTAATGATGAACGTTTGGTTATCAATACAAAAGAAATAGATTTGGATATTAGTTTAGCATCTGCAATTGAAACAGATATTTGGTGCTATATAATTAATAATCCATGTATTTTAACTGGTGAAACTTATTGTGACCCTTGTGCGGTAAACATAACATACAAACAGTATCAAGACGGAATACCTTTTGAATTTGAAGATGGTATCCCATATGATTTCATGGATGAAACTACTGACCCTAATAGTCTTAATGTTTCTTGTTGTGGTGATAATTTAATTTCTTTCGATAGTTTAATGACACAACCTTTAACTGCTGTAACAACAGTTGAAGACTTTGAATATTTTTTAACATCCGAATTAATTGATGCTAAAAATAGACAAACAATTTCTGGTTATGCGACTTTAAGAGCGTTATATGATAGATATCTTAATAGTGAAATATTCTGCGGTGTTAAAAGTTCTGGTTTTGATTACTTGACCATAGACCAATTTGCTGGTTTGGTTGGTAATTATTGGGTTGATATTATTGAACAAGTAATCCCATCAACAACAATATGGGGTAGTGTTAAGATTTATTCAAACACATTATTTGACCAACAAAAATTTAAATATAAGGGGTATTCATCTTTATTTTGTAATAACCCATTTATAGGTGAACACGTGGTAAGTCCAATCAATGGAACCAACGGATTTTCAGCTAATATACATACTGACATGGTTACGCTGACACCAACTTCTGGTAATAGTGTGTCAGTATCAAGTATTGTTACATCATGTGACGAAATATGGGTGGCGCAAATGAATTCAGCTAATGAATTCATAGGTACCGTTAGTATAAGTGGTGCAAAAGTATTGCCTAATGAAAATAATGGTAGCGCCATAAATGAATGTACATTACAAGTTGAAGTGATTGTTGAAGGACTAAGAGCAACTGCTAATGTTACTGGTGCCGAAAATCCAGTTGCATATTATTGGAGCAACGGTGGGACTGATTCATTTACATATTATGATACTTACGGTTCTTATTCAGTAACAGTAATTGATAAAAACGGTTGTTCTGTAACGGTTGATTTTGAAATACCATTAGAGTTGACAGCTTGTTGGTATACTTTACCAGATGATATAACATGGATGACTAATGGATTCAACAATTTTGGGGTTACTGACTATACCTACACAATGGATTCTATGATAGTAAATGAAAGTGAATTGGTTGTAGTACCACCTTCATACGCTTTAACTAGTACAAACTTAACAACTGCGTCAACAACAAATGTGTTAATCGATGGTACTTCTTATGTTACGTATACTAATTTTGTTGATTTCTTAAATACAGCATTTGCTAGTTTAGGTTTAACAAATTACAGCGCTCAATTATCTTATAATCGAGCAGATAGTACCAAGTATAATGGTTTCTACATAATAAGACCATTAGGTGATTCATTTAGCATTTCTGTAAGTGAAACAAATGGTTATGATGTAGTATATACAGATTCTACCGCATCAGATGCAACAGGTCCAAGTGGCTATAGAGTATGTAGTTGTGATGGTATAACAATAGTAAACGGTCAAGTAGTTGAATAATGGAAACAATGGAACGTAAAGGTAGAATTAGATTGTTGCGTGGTAAACTAGAAAGTTTTGACGGTTTATCAATCGACCAACAAAACAATTTTAAAACAATAAAAAAAGTGATATGTGATTTATTAGGTCCTGAAACCAATGTATATGTTTTTGGTAGTTTTTTTTGGGGTTTTTGGGATGAAGAATCTGATTACGATGTTTTGTTAGATTATATTAAAACTTTACATGCTCAAGATGCTAGAATACCTATGATTATTGAAGCTAAAAAAACATTAAAAGAGCAATATGGGTTGTCAGTAGACATAATGACAATGAACGGAAATCAAGGTATTTTAATACCATAATAGATATTTATATTTAAACAAAAAAATGAAATTAACAGATAGACAAGAAGCCGCCTCAGCTAGACTGACCGATTTAATACATATTGTTAACACTGGAGACACAACAGATAGTCCAGCTGGTTCATCATTCAAAGTTCCCATTTCAAAGGTTGTAGCTTTATTGAACCAACAAACAGGTGATTATTGGGCTTCAGGGTCAACTTGGAACGGTTCTAATTACCCAGTAAAAGCCAATAATGATAGTGGATTAGATGCCACTGGAACTTATTCAGTAGCAGAAGGATATAACACAACTGCTAGCGGTGATTATGGTAGCCATTCTGAAGGTAGAAACACAACAGCTTCTGGTGTATCATCTCACTCTGAAGGTAGCGCAACAACAGCTTTAGGTAATGGTTCACATGTTGAAGGTGCCAATGCAACTTCTATTGGTAATGTTTCACATGCTGAGGGCGGTTCAACAACATCTTATGGCTATTATAGTCATGCTGAAGGGTACGATTCAAAATCTATTGGTATTGCAGCTCATGCTGAGGGTAGTGGTACAACAGCTGGTGCTATATCCAGCCATGCTGAAGGTACCAACACCGTTACTAGTGGTACGTCATCACATGCTGAAGGTTATAGTACATTTGCTTCTGGTAATTATAGTCATACGGAAGGTGTGCAAACAACAGCAACTGGTGTTTCTAGCCATGCTGAAGGTAATAGTACAACGGCTCAAGGTATTTCTAGTCATTCGGAAGGTTCTAGTACAAAAGCTTTGGCAAATTATTCACATTCTGAAGGTGATTCCACAACGGCTAGCGGTCAACCATCACATGCTGAAGGTCAAAATACAACAGCTAGTGGTGCTCGTTCTCATTCTGAAGGTTATGCAACGACAGCTAGTGGTCAACAAAGCCATGCTGAAGGTCAAGATTCAAAATCTATTGGTAACCAAAGTCATGCTGAAGGTTGGAATACAAGAGCTTACGGTGTTTCATCACATTCAGAAGGTCAAGATACGGTGGCTAGTGGAAATACGTCACACGCTGAAGGTAATAATACAACTGCAAGTGGTACAACGTCACACGCTGAAGGTTATTTGACAATATCTTTGGGTGATTTTTCACATACTGAAGGTTTTTCAACAAAAACTACTATAAATGGTGCTGCGGCACACGCTGAAGGTACTGGAACAACCGCTGACGCTATCGCTGCACATGCTGAAGGTTGGGTCACGAGGGCTACTGGTACTGCATCTCATGCTGAAGGTTGGAACACATATGCTGGCCACACCACAGCTCACGCTGAAGGCTCTGGGTCAACAGCAACAGGGCTTGTTAGTCATGCTGAAGGTTATTTATCAACTACTACTGGTCAATACAGTCACGTTGAAGGTTATTCAGCAAGAACAAATAACTATGGTACTGCCGCACATGCTGAGGGTTGGGGTACATTATCTCAAGGTACTGCATCACACGCTGAAGGCTATCTCACAACAGCGGGTTTAGTTGGTTCTTCTGGTGATTACGCACATGCTGAAGGTAGAGAAACATCGGCTTTAGGTGATGCATCACACTCTGAAGGTAGGTTAACAATAGCTAGCGGTGCTTATAGTCATGCTGAAGGTTGGTCTACACAAGCAACTGGTGTTACAGCACACTCTGAAGGTAGGTTAACAAGTGCATGGGGTGACTATAGTCACGCTGGTGGTTATAATTCAAAAGCTTTAGGTACATATTCATTTGTACATGGTAACGGTTCAATAGCTAGCAGTGCTACAACAATTGTTTTGGGTGATAGCATAACAGGAACTTTACCAAACACTGTTTATGTGGCACCATTGGTAGTTAAGAACTTAACAGCTGTACAAATTAGTGGTGGTACTACTTTAACAACTAGTGGTATGATAGTATTTGACACAACTTATAACCAATTTAAAGGATGGAATGGTTCATCGTGGGTATTATTAGGGTAATAAATTTTAAATATGCCACAACTAATTAAAAAAATAGAAGCAAGTATCGTTGAAGATTTGACGGGTTCAGTTATCCTTGTCAAATCTTTTGTCGGTGAAGTCCAAGAAGAAGACTACGTTAATTTGGGTGGTCTTGTTGCTTATTTGCAAGATTTCACCAAAAGTGACTTTACTTCAGCGTTAACAAAGCCTTTATTATATGGTTTAAAAAATACTTATAATTTACCAGTGACAACGTTAAATATAAATTACTAATGAGATACCAACAACCAATATACATACAAAATGAGAATTCCGCAGTTAGAAATAAAGACATAGTTAATGTCAATATGAGTTCTGACATGTGTGTATTTGGTGCGCCATTATTTTCAATGAGCGGTGCGTCTAAAATAGATTGCGGTGTGATTACTGGTACAACGCACATTGTTAGTACCGCTACAACAATTCCATTGACATTTGATTTTACTGGAAATACTGATTCATTTACAGCGAATAGTGCAACTTTTAGATATGAAATTTATAAATACAATACATTGATAAGTGGGTTTACACTTCCACCAGTTTATCAATCAGCAGAATATGAATATAGTAGCTTTAGCGCCACTAGTATGGTTTCTGAAAACGTAGCTGTATCTGGGTTGTCTTTAGATGGAGAATATTTGGTAAAAGGTTATTACAAGTTTGATGCGTGTACTAATTTTTTGAATCAATTAGGTAAAACGGTTGATACATTATCATTTAGAGGAAATGGCCAATATGGTTTATATGATAATGATTTAGATTATTATTTTATAGCATTTAAATCAGCTGATAAACCACAATTTGTTTCTAATGGTACATACAATGTGACAATAAATCAGCTGTTCCAACAAGTTATTTTACCACAAAATGATGAAACAGTTTTCATTATATCTAACGGATATGTTGGTTATTTCATTGTAACCTTAAATGGTTTGGTATTATCTAAGGATTTGGATTATACATTTAGTGGAAACGTAGTTACTTTGGTTGATAAAACAGTAAAAGGTGATGTTTTGACAATAATTTATACCACAGCTGAAGGTTCAAATCTTATTGGTGAAACAATTTATGTAAATTCACCAGTCGTTAGTGGTGCTTCTGATAATCAAGGTGCCAATCAAACATATTTTAACACCACAACTGGAAAATATGAATTGTATTTAACAACAGAACCTGCTAACGGTGGCTCTATTTTGGTAATGATTAATGGTGCGACATTAGCGACTGATATTGACTATTACAAATCGACATCAAACGCTAAAAGAATAATTTTGGAAGGTGATATTTTGGTTGGTGACATAATAACAATTGTGTATTTCCCATCTGCATCTACGATTTTTGGTGTTACCACAAATTATCCTAGCATTGTTTGGTCCATCACTAATCCACCACAATTATCAAATGGTACTTTTACATTAGAGGTTAGTACTGATAGTGAATTTACAAGTACTTATTATACGACATCACAAAATTACATTCCTAGTATAAATTTGTATAGTGCTGGGTTTGTGGCGAGTGGTACAGTAGGTACTCAATTATACTACAGAGTAAAAAATGAAAAGAAATTTGAGACTTTATGTGGTGATATAATAACGGATACAGCGTATAGTGACACAGTTCCTATAACCATCCAAAGTAATGCGATAAATTCATACTAATAATGTTGACTATTGCATATTTATAACTAAAATAAGGGAAAACAAAGATATTTATAGGATATGAGTTACATAATAAACAGCACGAATCCATTTGTTAGTATAAAGCTAACAGAAAAGGGTAGACAACAGTTGGCTTTAGGTCAGCTTAATTTTTCATATTGGGCAGTCGGTGATTCCGAAATCAACTATGGTAGAGAAGCTATTGTAGATGCTAACCAAACAGATGTAACATTGTCAGCAACAAGCAAGGTTTTAAGACCAGTTGATAGACAACCAGACATCAAATATTTCATTTACCCTAGCTTAGCTACGGACCATTTTCAACCAATAAATGGTTCAAATATGAACGTAGTAAAAGCCGTAGTTAACAACCAAGCCTTAGAAAGAGGTTTTTTTGTTGATAATACTACATATTTTACAACAGATTTAAATGTTGATTTAACTCCATATCAAGAAGTTGTAGCAAACACTAATATAAGCGGTACAACCACTTTGGTTGTTACTGGAGGCACTAACTTTGTCGTTGGTGACTTTATCCTTATTAAACCTTCTAATAACATCTTAGGTACAATTGCATCCGATGACACAACAAAGGCTATTCCTAATTTATGGTTTGAGGTTCAAAATGTTGTTGGTAATACATTAACATTAGATAGAAATTTACCTAATTTTGCAACAAGTACTGCTAGTACAACTGTAATCATTTACAAAAATGGTGAAGTTTATGAAACTATAGCAACAGGTAACACGACTTCTTATTGGGATTCAGGAACTTTATCCTTCAATTCAAATGTAAATATAACATGTTCAGATGTCCCTGTTTGGAACATGAACAATGTTTGGTGTGAGAATTTGGCTGGTATGAGTGGAACAACAACGTATGAAGACTATACAAAATTTGGTTCATACCCTTATTTAGGAACCAAGAATCCTTATTTAGAATATTGGTGTGAAAGCACTGGGTCAACGTTATTCAATTGTAACGGTCCAGGTCTAAGCTACCCAGATGATGTTCATAAATCATTGTCTATCATTCACTACACAAACAACGCCATTTCAAATCTTTATGGTGAGTTCTTCTATGTTGATGCTACAAACAATAAATATGTTCAAGTACACATGCCTAACATCATGTATCACAGAGCTGGCTATTCAACTGGTGTTGGTACACAGATGGGTATGACATTCGTTGCTTCTGGTGCTACACAATACATTGGAACAAGTCAAATTGAATATATTGACCTTATTGAGCATCCAGCTATGATTTCATCTGCAAATACAACTCCTTTGGTTGTTGGTAAAGTATTACCACAGTACAAAATGATTGTGATTCATGATGATGAATTGGTTGCTGCAATGTCTTACAAATCGAATAGAAATTGGACACTTCCAGAATTGGCGGCTAATATTATTTCACCTAGCGGTGCCACTACTAGTGGTGTTTTAGGTGTAAATGAGACAATATACTTAACATATATTTTAGATAACTCTGGTAGCACAACAGGTTTGACTAGCAGTTTGCCATGTCAAAATTATGTCAAAGTAACCAATACAACAAATTCTTCTAAAGATATCGCTTTCAGAATCAATGAAACTGATTTGTTACCATACATGCGTAAAATTGAAGACCCATCTTATGATGGTTATGGTTTCTATGCTCATAATTTTAAATTATTGTATCAAATTGTAAGTGGTGATACGGTTAGACCAGATGCAGGTGCATGGCAAATGTACGATTACACAACAACAGCGTTAACAACAACAAATGGTGCGACTATTGACCCATTTGCGTTGGAGAATCAAACTCCTGGTAGCGAGTCTTGTGGCACATCAACTGGTTTTGTTTTGGATTCTGCAAAAGATAGTAGTTCAACTACATTTAATCTTTATAGTTTATTGAACATGGCACCAACAGTTTACCCAAGTTATTTACAGTTTGGTGATGAGCGTTATTTCTATGGGAACATTGAAACGTACATTGGGGCTACAATTTATAAAACTATTTTTGACATTAGAGTTAACTCTAGTCAATTTGATACAACAACTAACCCAACTAGAAGTACTGATTTAGCTACTAACCCAGCAGATATTAGAATTACTGATGTTGGTATTTATGATAGTGCTAAGAATTTAGTTTGTATAGGTAAACTTAGCAAACCAGTGTCATTGACTGCTGGTAACACAATAATGCTTGAATTAAGCATGGACTTTTAATTAAAATAAATAGAAATGGGATTTATTACTTCAGCAAATACATTGACATTAACAGCTAAGTTAACACCACTTGGCCGTCAAAAATTAATTTCAACCAACAATGGTTTGATTGCTAGTTTTTCTTTGGGTGACTCTGATGCAAACTATTATGCCAGTGTACCTTTGACTACTGGTCAAGTGCCAGCTGAAGCTGGAGACTACGGTGCTAATGCATCGGTTAGCAATAGCACTGCACAAATTGCAAGTATTAAATCTCCATTGATTTTTAATTCTAGTGGTGTTTTAAGAAAGCCAGTTGAAAATCAATCATTGATAGTGTCGGTAGAAACCGTAAGCAATGGTTTAACAACTGTTAGTGGTACAAATTTAACTTTCAATACTGTTAATAGAAATAATAACACAACTGACAGTTTGGTTAACCTATTTTATTCGTTTGGTTTACCATTGAATTCAACACAAGATTACACCTACACTGGAACAACTTATGTTAATGGTGGTTTTTCAGATACAGCTTTAAGTGGCTTAGCTCAATCAAATATTTTAATAGTTGGTATCAAAAATTCAACGTATGGTGAGTGTTTGGATGGTAAAACCATCAAATTAGAATTACCTACAACTGCTGGCACATATACTATTTATAGCACGTTCCAAAAAACAACAACCGCTTCAAATGTACAAGATGCAAATGTTAGAGATGTGGCGACAAATACTAGTAAGATTGGTGAAAACATCGCTTTCTTATTTTCTGATACGATTTCAAAACCTAATGGTAATTCAGCATCTTTAAGTTGGGCGACTGGTTTTGGTACAACAAAACCTTTCAGTGTAAACGGTAAACAATTTTATAATTTACAAACAACTCCTAATTTAGGTTTAACAGCGGATACTTTGGTTGGTGTTGCATACTTAGACAAGGGTATTTTGGTTATCACTCACCCAACTATTATTAATAACTATGACTATACAACTGCTGCTGCTGGTTCTTTGGTAACATTTAATAGTGTATCTACTTCAGTATTCCAAAACATTACATGTATTGCTGGTAGAGGTGAGTTTGGTGGCTCAACAAACCCAACTTTTAGCGGTTCAGATGTTCCTAGAATTAGTGAATTGGGTTTATATGATGGCTATAACAATTTGATAGCTGTTGCCAAAACAGACCGACACGTAACCAAAAATATCAACGAATTTAAGGTGTTCAACGTAAAAATTACGCTTTAAGTATTTACCTTTTTTGGTTCACCAATTAAATTGGAAGAAAAACATTTATGGGAAAAGAGCCAGAATTCATATTAGCATTAGACGTATCCACTTCAACTATTGGTATTGCCTTGTTTGAAGATTTGGGGGATAAAGGTAAACTTAAATTGCTACACCACGTTAGCCCTAAAGTTAAACCACAACCAGAAAACAAAATGGAAGAGTTGTTCAAGAAAGTTGAAATCTTCCAAACTGAGTTTTTGAACAAGTATGCCGATTTCGGTATCACTAGAGTTATTATTGAGGAACCGTTATTGCAATCCAATAACGTTTATACCATTGCAACCTTGTTGCGTTTTAACGGTATGATTTCAAAATCAGTTTTTGACACTATAGGTGTTGTTCCAGAATTTATTTCATCTTATGACGCTAGAAAATTTGCGTTCCCAGAACTAATGGCTGTTAGACGTTTCAAGAAAGACGGAACGCCATTGGCCGACAAACAAATTGCTAAAAACCAACCAGTTTTGTTTGGTGCTTACGATTTTGATGTTGATAAAAAATATGTTCTTTGGGAAAAAGTAGCAGAATTGGAACCACAAGTAACTTGGTTCTATGACAAGAAAAACAAGCTTAAAAAAGAAACATTTGACACTTCTGATGCTTATGTAGCTGCACGTGGTTACATGATGAAAACTGGACTTTGGAAATATTAAACTTGTTTTTTCTGAAAAAGTTTCGTACCTTTGTTAAATGACGAACTTTTTATTAGTCGATGTATTTGAGAGTTTCTTAGGAGAACATAGAAAACACAACGAAGACACTGGACAGATTTCTTTTGATTGCCCAGCGTGTTCGGCTGATAAAGGTATGCCTGAAGGTGACGGCAAGGGTAATCTAGAAGTCAATTACAATATAGGTAAATTCAGATGTTGGGCCTGTCAAGACATCAATGACATGCATGGTCCTGTCACCAAACTTATAAAGCGTTATGGTAATCCTAATAATCTAAGAGATTACCTACTACTAAAACCAGATACCGATACCTATACCCCTAAAGAAGCTAAAGAAGTGGTGGTTACACTGCCAGAAGGGTATAAAGAGTTATCAAAATGCACATCAAAGGATTACAAAGCTGATTTAGCTAAAAATTATTTATATGAACGTGGTATAACTGATGAAATTATCAAAGAATTTAAGATAGGTTATACATTTAGAGGTCAATTCCATAATAGAATTATCATTCCATCTTATGATTCTGACGGTAAACTCAATTATTTTGTTGCTAGATGGTTTGCAAAAGAGAAAACAAAGGTCAAATACTTAAACCCAGATGCTGAAAAGCAAGAAATCATCTTCAACGAGGGTAAATTGAACCTAGATGCTACGATTTACATTGTGGAAGGACCTACAGACCATATCGTGGTCCCTAATTCTATACCGTTGCTAGGAAAATATATCTCACCAAAGCTTTTAGAACTATTACATGACCATGCTATGGCATATATTGTTATAGTATTGGATGATGATGCTTGGGAAGATGCTAAAAATCTATATCGTCAGCTTAATTTTGGTGATTTAAGGGGTAGAATCAAAATTGTTAGGTGTCCAGAAGGTTATGACCCTTCAAAAATACATGAAAAATTGGGCGCAAAAGGTATTGTCAAATTATTAATGGGCGCTAGACAATTAAACCATGCCGAATTGTAATTATTCCGTGAAAAATAGGCGCTGCAACTTGCAAAGCTAGATAAAAATTAGTATATTTGCAAATATGGCTAAAATAAAACAATGGGTTGGTCCTGTATATCTAGAACCAATCGCACATAAGTATCACCACAGAGAAACTGGTAAGATTTACAAATCTGTTACCACTACTTTGACATCTATTGAACCGCACTTTGATGCGGAAGCTGTTTCTTTGGCTATTACCAAGCAAGCTGACAATGTAAAACAAGAACGTTATATTGGTATGTCTCAACAAGAGATTTTAGATTATTGGCAATTTCTTAATGACGAAGCTAATACTTACGGAACCAAAGTCCACAATATTGTAGAAAAGTATTTGCTTGCAAATAAATGGTATTTTCCAGCTGATGATGAAGAAGGTCAATTTGAACAAAAAGTAATTGATGGTTACAATGCTTTAAAGATTGATGAAGGTCGTGCTATGTGGCCAGAGCGTATTTTATTTTCTGAACAATATGAGTTGGCTGGTACATCTGACCTTATTATCGATATTGATGATGTATTCTTCGATGTCGGTGACTACAAAACCAATAGAGTGTTTAATTTCTTTAACCCTTATGGGTATGAAACACTTCATAAGCCATTTGACCATCTTCAAGCTTGTCAATGGTCAATTTATACTTTGCAATTAAGTGTATATGCTTACATGTATGAGTTAGAATTTCCTAACCGTAAATGTCGTCAAATTTACGTTTTGTATTGGGATAAAGAAAAAGAAACATTTGAAAAAATTCAAATAATGTATCTAAAGAAAGAAGCTAAACAGCTTATCGAGATGCATTATTACAATGTTATGAAAAATTCTTAATATGATTAAAAAAGTAATACATTTAGCTGATATACATATCAGAACATTTAGAATGCATGATGAATACAAAGATTCGTTCAGAACTTTGTTGAAAGATGTGAAAGAATTGGTTAGCGAATACAGTCGTGATGAAGTTCGTATTGTCATTGCTGGTGACCTTGTACACCAAAAGATTGTAATTTCAAACGAACAACTTATGCTTGGGACTTGGTTATTAAGGTCATTGGAGCAAATAGCACCAGTGATACTTATTGCTGGTAATCACGATTTGTTGGAGAACAACAAAGACCGTATGGATAGTATTTCTCCGATGGTTCAATTCCTTCCAGACCAAAATATCAACTATTTTAAAGAAAGCAAATGCTATTTAGATGATAATATTGTTTGGTGTGTTTATTCAATCTTTGAAGAAAATGCTAGACCTAACATTGAAGCGGCTAAAGCTGAATTTGGTGAAGATAAAACCTACATCGGTTTATTCCACGCTCCAATCATCAATGCCAAGACAGATATAGGTTATGAGATTGACCATGGTGCCGAGTTGGATGTGTTTGAAGGTTGCGATATTGTCATGTTGGGTGACATCCACAAAAGACAGTTTTTCAATCACAAAGGTATTCAAATAGCTTACCCATCAAGCCTTATACAACAAAACTTTGGTGAAAACGTGACCAAACATGGTTTCCTTATGTGGGATGTTGAAACCAAAACGTACACAGAACATGATGTGGATAACAAATATCCGTTCTATCAGTTCAGAATAAAATCATTAGAAGACCTAGAAACAGGCAACGAAAAAATCACAAATTTATGAGTAACGAAAGAACAACAGGTGTCACCATAGGTGAACTTAAACAATTTTTAAATTCACTTCCAGCTGAATTTGATTCATATGGGATGGTCAATGGCGAAGTAGCTGAAGTGGCAGGCCAATATTACGTTAGAATTGATAAACCAATCATTCATTTAGAAATAGATGAAGAGAGTGGTGAATTCCTTTTGCTTCATCAATCAGAAGACGAAATAAATGATATCTTAAAGAATGTCAATGGAAATACCGAAGGAGCTGAATAATGAGATTTGGGAATATTGTCGTGCCAATGACATAACCAATATCGATGAATTCAAAATAAAACTTTTAAAACAAGGTTTCACGACTGAAAAGTTTGGTGCAACACCAGTGGTTAAAACCGTAGAAAAAATTGTTGAGAAAGTAGTTGAAGTACCAGTGGAAAAGATTGTTGAAAAGATAGTCGAGGTACCTGTCAATATGGTTGATACTGAACTAGTAGAAAACTATAAGACGGTTATGGCTGAAGTAGAACAATTAAAACGTGACAACAAAACGTTGACTGATGAACTGGCAGTCGAAAAAAATAAAAATAAACGAGACATTTACGGAGAAGGATAATGCAAACACAAGAAGTAGAAACCCAATCAAAAGTCCAAATACCACCATACGCAAAGATTAAAGTAGTTTGGGACGATAGACCTGAGAATTATTCAAAGGAAGCCAAAAACAAAGTACGTAATTACTTTGCAAACAAGTATGGTGTAAACAAGAACAACATTACGGTTGTTTACCGTCCAGTAAGATTCAACACCAATGGTGACGCTATTGAAATCAGTGGCGCTAACATTGAAAACATCATGGATGTCAATTATCAACGTGCTCTTATGAAAGAGCTTATTACCAGAGATGGTAAGAATGTTGATTTTGACAGAATCATTGCTTTGGATGACAAAGTAAACGGTGAATTGAATGTTGACCTTACTCAGTCGCAACATAAATCATGGTCTGTTAAATGGGTTATGATTGATAACTTCCTTTCTTTTGGTGAGGATAATTATCTTCCGTTTAGCAAACTAAAAGGGCTTACCGTTGTGAACTCTGTACCAGCCAACCAAGGTGGTAAAACAACCCTTACTATTGACGCTATCAAATTCTTGCTTCATGGTACAACAACCAAGACTGACAAGAACGAACAAATCTTTAACTCATTCAGCGGTAAAAACGAATTGGTAGTTCGTGGTATGATTGAGATTGAAGGTGAAGAAATCATCATCGAACGTAAGATGAAAAGAACTGCTAGCAAGACTGGTGGTTGGACTGTAGTAAACAAAGTAAATTACTACAAGATTTTACCAGATGGTGAAGAAGAACAACAAAATGAAGAAGATGCCAAAAGAACAACTGCCAAATTAAAAGAAACTGTCGGTAACGAAAAAGATTTTGAATTATTGGTGTTGGCCACTGAAAGAAATTTAGATGACCTTATTGGTTTGACAACAACTGAATCTGGTAAAATCCTTACACGTCTTATTGGTTTGGAAATTTTGGAGATGAAAGAAGTTGCTGTTAGAGCAATGTACAATGAGTTCTCCAAGAAAAAGAAATCTAACGAGTTTGATGTTATCACTCTAGCTAACGAAATTGAAGATAACACGTCTAAAATAGCTTCTAATGATGAATTAGAAACCTTATTACGTGATAGGTTAGCTGACATCAATGTTAAGATATCTGACCTAAAAGAACAGAATGATGAATTACTAAATAGCAAAGAAAAGGTTGATGTAACCATTTCAGCTATGAACCCATCTAAATTACAAGAAGAGGTAGATACGTTAACGGCCAAGGGTAAAGCTTTAAAAGTTAGAATGGAAGAATTAGGTAACACTATTGAAAAAATGGGTGATATTGTGTTTGATGAAGACCTACACCACACCTTAACCAAAGAACTATCGGCATATACTAGTGAAAAAGCGGTTAAAGAATCTGAAATTAAAAGATTACAGAAGGTTATTGCCGAGCTTATAGCTGGCGGTATCTGTCAATCATGTAATAGAAAGCTTGACGATGTGGATAACTCTGCTCATATTGCTAAACACAACGAAGAAATCGCTCAAATTACTGCTGCGCTGACTGTTTTGGTTGAAAATATGTCTGTTATCGCTGATGAATTGACTTCTTTGAATGAGGTAAAGGTTAAAATAGACGTTAAAACACGTTTGGAATTAGACAAAGACAGATTGGAAGTTGAAATTGGTGGTTTAAGAAACCAAGTCGTTGCTAAAATGAACGATTTGAAGAAGTATAACCTTAATTTGGAAGCCATTGAACACAACAAACGCATTGATATTGCTGTTTCTAAGGTTAAAACCGACTTGGCTGTTGAAGAACATGCTAAAGTTGATACTGTAACCAAGATAGAAAGAGTTACCAATGAGATTACGGTGCTAAAAGATGCCATAGTTACCAAAACAAAGCTTATCGAAACCATTAAAAAAGAGGAAGAGGTTGATAAAATCTTTAAAATCTACATTGAATTAGTTGGTAAGAAGGGTATTAGCAAATTAGTGCTACGTTCTGTGTTGCCAATTATCAATTCTGAGGTACAAAGATTGCTAGAAGATGTTTGCGATTTCGAAGTCGAGATATTTATGGATGATAAGAACGATGTTCAGTTTTTGATTAATAAGGACCAAACAAGCAAATTGTTGAAGTCTGCCAGTGGTTTTGAAAAAACAGCTTCCAGCCTTGCTTTGAGGGCTGTACTTGGTAAGATGTCCACTTTGCCAATGCCTAATTTTATCACTTTTGATGAAGTGTTGGGTAAAGTTGCTCCTGAAAATATTGAAAAGCTGAAAGCGTTATTTGATAAGATAAAGGATATGTACGATATTGTGTTTTTAATAACACATAATGACTTGGTAAAAGATTGGGGTTCCAATGTTATTACGGTTGTCAAGGATTCTAACATTTCAAAAATTTCGTTGAAATAGTTGGAAAATCCAATTAAATGTCGTACCTTTGTAGTAATGAAAAATAACACTTATGAAGTTTAGGAATTATTGCGTAGTAATCATGGGCAATACAGATGGGGCAAAAAGTGAAATTGCTAAAATCTGTGAAGGTGACCCGAATGTTTTGGATGCCAAAGGTATTTTGATTGCAACGTTTACATCTTTTGTTGACCCAGCAGAATTAACTGCTTGGTTTACCGAACACAATCGAAGCTTTTTGGTTTTTGATTTGGACAAAGAAAACTCTGGATTCAATATTACCAAAAAAGAAATACACAATGGTTTATTTGGTTTTTTAAACCATGTCAATGTTGATGAAATGAATGAGAAGTTTATTGACAGCATTGCGATATCTTCAGAAACTCAAAATGTTAAAACAACAACTAAAAAGATAAACAAATTGGACCCTAAAAAGATTGAACAAATGAGTCCAAAAGAACGCCAAAATTTGCTTAATGATTTGATTGATTTTGGTATAGAAAACCTAACAGAAGAAGATAAGAATTTGTTGCCTTTATTAGCTAAATAAAGGGCCAAACCTATTGACTTTTAAGGATTTTTTCGTATATTTGTATAACTAATAAAAATAACAAAGTATGTAAAATGTGTAAGTATTAAATGAGTAAAAAGTTTGTAAACTTCGACACCGATGACAGCATCGCAAAGTATTTTAAAGATGTAAGAAAATCGGTAGTTTTAACCCCAGAAGAAGAGGTTGAATTAGCTAAAAGAATAAAGAACGGTGACAAAGCTGCAATTGACAAATTGGTTCATGCCAATCTAAAATTTGTGGTTTCAATCGCCAAAGAATATCAGGGGCAAGGTTTACCACTTTCTGATTTGATAAGTGAAGGTAACTATGGGTTGATTAAAGCGGCTTATAGATTTGACCACACAAAAGGATTCAGATTCATTTCATACGCTGTGTGGTGGGTTAAACAATCAATCATCCAAAGTCTTAATGATAATGCACGTATTGTAAGATTACCAGCCAACGTTATCAACAAGATATCTTACTTGAACAAGGAAATTGCTAAGTTTGAGAAAGAAAATGAAAGAGAGCCGATTTACGGTGAAATACTTGATAAGGATGATGAAGTAATGGCTTTGGTTAGATACCCTAAGCATACATCATTAAACGAGGTTATAAACGAAGATGGTGATGAACTTATTGAAGTAATACCTTGTGAAGAAGATGATACTAGCAGATACGAAGTTACTGATAGATTGAAAACCGAAATTGATAAAGCGTTATCGGTTTTGGATGATAGAGAAAGAGCGATTATCGAATGTTACTTTGGTATCAATATTGACACAGAACCAATGACATTGGAAGCAATAGGTGAAAGATATGATTTAACTAAAGAACGTATTAGACAAATCAAAGAAAAAGCGATAAGAAAATTAAGACATAACGTGCAAAGTTTATATAGCTTGATAAATGAATAATAAAAAGGGGTCAAGCCCCTTTTTTTATTTGAGATATTTATAAAAAAAATTGACAATGAAAATTAAATTCAGTTATGTGATGTTAGCACTGGCACTTATAGTTGCTGGATGTGCTGGTTATTTTTCAGTATGGGGGTTAAGCCAGTTATTTGCTGGGGCAAGTACCGCTGTCATAATAATGGCTACTGGTCTTGAAGTCGGTAAAATTGTAACCACTACAGCTCTGCATAGATATTGGAATAAAATTGCTGGTGGTTTAAAATTTTATTTGACCGTTAGTGTTGGTGTTCTTATGTTGATTACATCAGCTGGTATTTACGGCTTCTTATCGAATGCTTACCAAAAGACGGCTAATAAGCTAGAGATTCAAAACGGACAAGTTTCTGTTATGAATGGTAAAAAAGACTTGTTCCAAAAAAGCATTGATGACAACCAAAAAATCATTGAGCAAAAGAACAAGCGTATGGACCAATTGTCTGAATTAAGACGTACCCAAGAATCTCGTTTGGATGGTGCTACAAATAATCGTAATAGAAGCGGTGCTAGAGCAGACATTCAAAGTTCAAACGATGAAATTCAAAAGCTTACCAATGATATCGATGCTCTTAACGCCAAGAATGCTTCATTGTCTGATTCTATTAGCAAATACAACACACAAGTATTGGAATTGAACGCAAATAGTGAAGTGGCTTCTGAAGTAGGTCCTTTGAAATACATATCTGAACTAACAGGTACACCAATGGCTAAAGTTGTTAACATATTGATTTTACTATTGATATTTGTATTTGACCCATTGGCTGTTGCGCTTGTATTGATGACCAACAGAATCTTTGAACTTGAGGGTGAAGATAATCCATTGGAACCTAAAGATAAAATCAAAGAAGTATTGACTGAAGAACCCAAAGAACAATCTTTAACCAGAATGATTGAAGCCAATGATGCTGTGAGTGACCCAGTAACTGATGCTGTATTACCAGATGAACAACATGAAGATGAAGTTGTTGAAGAAATTGAAACGGTAAATGAAGAAGTAATTGAGGAAGTTATTGACGAAGCGACTGAACAGCCTGAAACGACTAAAGAACAACATAGAGAACCAGTAATACCAACAGGTTCTGTCAAGTTAGAAGATATCAAAGAAGTTAAAAATAGAAACTATTCTGTAAATGTTCC